TTCTTTGTTGTGTGGGGCTTGCTTATAGTACTACCTGTGCTTGTAGCGGGCTTTGTGATGCTTGCGTGCGTTGACCCAGTGCGCATATTGAGTAATGATTATGATTATGATCCTGAGTGGAAAATGTCAGAAACTTGTAAGCTAGTGATGGCTGAGAGAGTTACGGAGATAGCGCTGTCGATGACGTACCGTGCATTGCACCTAGACCTTGGGTTCTATGCAGGATTCTTACTTTGGTACCTTACAGCTGTTATGATAATAGTGGTTGGTGAGATAGTTGTGGCGAAAGCTATGCGAGTGTATGAGTTGGGCGTTCGGTTCGTTACACCACCTGTTAAACATCGCGAGAGAAAAATCGTTGGTATGAAGCAGGCTTCGGTGGAGGATAAGTTCGTGGCAATTATAACATGGGACAATGGACATACTACGACTGTTGATTGGGACAAACGTCCTGATTGGAAACCACCTGTTTTTCAGAAGCTAGGTCCCGGAGGTGATGAGTCCGAATTGTTGGAGGCTGAGGTTCTCAATGGAGAGTTAGACATGATGCCAGTGTGCCAAGTGGTCATGACGTTGATCAATGGAAAAGTCATTGGAAGTTTCAATTACCTAGACACTACACGTGAGCTGGGTTTCAACACATGGTGGATACCAAATCATGTGTATCTCACACTTGCAAGCGTTTTTGGACCAGTTCGCTTGTCAAATAAAAATAAAACCGTGCTGATGGATGCGTCCCAGTTACTTGAATGGATGCTGGAGTCAGTGCTAATGGTCTCTACACACGATATGATGTGTTGGAAGGTGAGCGATGCTAGGTTGGATGGACTAATAAAATGCCAGCTTGGTGTCAAACCACTCCAAGTTACTTCACTCGTGACATGCGTTTACACAGTAGTGTCCTTACGGAATAACGAACTAATTTATGGTAAAGGCAAGATCGAACGAAAATGGTGTGACCAGGGCTTACATACGGCCCCTACGTTGCCAGGTTTCAGTGGTTCTCCTCTCGTGAGCCAAAATAAGGTTATAGGTTTCAATTTGGGCGCTACTAACGGAAATCGTTACAATCGACTGTACGTTGTTAATTTTGCTCTTCAACAGATGAGGCAGATTATTCGTGGCGAACCCTTGCGAAAGAATCTTTTGACTAAGAAACGATTAGCGAGTGGCAAAGACGAGTCATGGGATGATTATGACCAGGGTGGTGAAAAAGATCACTGGGAGACACTAGAAGACATGTACCAGGAGTGGCAATATGATTATCAACATGAAGCTAATGAGGAGCGTTA